TCGATTACAACATTACCTGCTTTGTCTTTAACATCAACGCATACTTTGGTTGTTTCTTTAGCTGCCTCGCCTCCAGCATACACTAAAGTGGATGCAAAAGCAAGGGCTAGTACGGCAATAATTTGTTTCATGTTGGTTCCTTATAGTAATGGTTGTGGTGCAGGCATTGGTGCGGGTTTGCCGCCAAATCCTACTGTTACAGAAATTGGTTGTTGATTAAAGTCTGAGCTTGAAGTGCCGTTGAATCCGCCACCGTAGCCGCCTGTGTTTGGTGCGCCATAACCTGTTGGTGCACCGAACCCTGTCGGTGTTGGTGAACCAAAACCGCCGGACTGATAGGTTGGGACTGCTGAAGATAGCGTAGGTGTTGGTACCCCGCTTGTTGGTAAACCGGTTGAGACATTAGATGCACCTGCTACTTTCTCTTGTGTGCGACCATAAGCTGACACACCTAATACAGCACCCATGGCAACGTGGAACAAACCACCGCCTTGTAGTGTGATTGGAACCCATTGTCTAAACGCATCGTTAGCAGCCTGAGTTTCCCAGAACTGTACAACTGTGAACATAACTGGGAACAAGAAGAAGTCTGCTAAACAACAAGTCATGTACATCATGGCCATTAGTGGACGCCATTTCTTGGTCATCCAATCTTCGTCTTTTTTCTTTACTTCTTTTACTTCTTTAACTTCTTTAGCCATATCAAACTCCTAAAACGTGTAATGCATGTTCATAATGTTTGATACGGTCATCAAGACCGATAGTGCCACCGTTAATGCGTTTTGTTAATGTAACGATATCTCCCTTGTCAGCCCATTGGTTCAGGTTATTTGTTTCCCAGAACCAACATGCGGACTGTGCGGCACCTTCAAAAGTTGCCATGTATTCTGCGGCTTCTTCTACAGAGATTTGTAGTGAACCTGCAAAGAATGTATAGTTGTCTTTACCTGTCAATTGTATTAGGCCACGACCACGATAGGTGTAACCATCACCTGAGTCTTCAGGTCCATTACCCATGCGTGATGCATAGATTCTGTTTGCAATTGCTTGTTGTTTGTTTGGTCTAGAGCAATACTCATTTGCTAACTCATCAGTTGGGAAATACTTACTGAATAGTTTGCGTAGAGATTGTGGTCTGTAATTCAAGTTCTCTTGTAAAACCATAAACCCACCAGATTCGTGAGCGCATTGTGCTACGAAAGCTGCAATACGTTGAGGCGTATTGATTTCATAATCAGGCAATAGTTGCGATAAAGCATTATGCCAATGGTCAATGTACGGGTTTTTAGGAAGTAATTGTTTTAGTTGTTCTTTTGTTAATTCCATTTTTTATCCTTAAAAACCTAGCCAATTCTTTTTAGGTGGTTCAACTACAACAGTTTTACTGCCTTGTTGAAGTTGTTGTATTAACATGATACCAGTGGCTCGAACTCCTGGATCTGAATTTTTTGTCATATCAGTCAATGCAGCAAGTCTTGCTGTTTCACTCATTGTTAGGTCTTTTGACATAGACCTTTGAGCATCGACATATACTGCATAATCTTTACTAGCACAACCAGCCAATAACAAAAAACTTAGTGAGGCAATAATTAATTTCATATACTTTCCTTTATTTAACACTATCGAATATCTTTTTCTGTTCTATATACCATTCTGTCCAACCATCAACACGGTTTGAGCATTCGTAATATAATCTATAATTGTTAACAACTGTTCTTAACATTTCTGTTATTGCAACTCGGTCACCTTGCACAGTTTCTAATTCTGGACATTTAACCATCAATGTGGCCGAAGCTTCGGGGAAGTTTCTCTTAACTGGTACAAACATGGTACAACCAGTTAAAAATAAAGAAACAATAATTATAAGTTTTTTCATTTCTTACCTATTGCAGCTGCAGCGTTATGTGCATCAATAATATCTTTTGGCACAGGACAATTTTCAATATACTTAATTACTTCTTCTTTTTTAACTATTTCTCTGTCAATATACTTAATAATGTCATCACCTTTTTGTTTGATGATTTTATCTTTCTGTACAATCTTTTCTACTATCTCCACATTCTTCTCAGCAGCTTTCTTTTCTGATTCAGCTACTTGACCTTCTAATTCTTTAACACGAGCAAGCCATGCTTCATTGTCATGTATTGCACCAGCCATGAATGTGCCAAAACCTATCATCACAATTGCTAATAATTGCAATGGAGTCTTGTACACGTAAACAAATGGAATTGGTAAAAACTTAATGAAATAAGTGATGACTAAGGTTAATAAACCTGTAAATCCTATTGCATAGAATAACCAATTAGGTAACCAATTAAGAATCCACATTTGATTTTCTCTTTATGAATGATGTGAAGGATGACACACCCTTCTTTTTCTTTTTAATGCCTGGCTCGCCATCTTTCCCAATACCAAGACCTGCAATTTCACCACCAGATACTTTATTGATAATTGGATTGCCGCCGACAAAGCCTTGGTCACCATCTTCTTTTTGCATAGGTTTACAGACGTTATCGGTGTTACACCAATAGTAACCTACACCACATTCTTTTTTCAATTCGTTTGTCATATACCGTAAGTTCCTTTTACTGCATTGTAGTTCTGTGTTATTTCTGAACCAGATAATGCTTTATTATACACACGCATTTGATAGAATACTGGTTGCAAAGCTGAATTTGAGTTATTCATTTTATCGGTTGCACCTGTACCTGCGTTGGTGTGTCTTGCACCGAACAAAAATTCTGATGTTACAAATAATGTTTGAACAGCAAGAGTATCTGTCGTTCCAACTTGTGTGCCATTTAAATATAAACTATGTTGTGTTCCGTTGATAACAAAAGTCCAATGTCTAACACTATTACTTGCAGTTATCGTTTCTGTGGTTGGAGCAGTAGATTTACCATAAATTAAATTGGTTGCACTCGTCATAAATGCTAAGTAACCACGACCAGCACTATAAGATTCATTACCCCAAATAGTCGCCCAATGTGTTGTTGAATTAAATGACGCAACAATCTCAACTGTGACTGTGTTGCTTGAAATATTGTATGGCACACTAATATAATCTGTTCCCAAATAACTGGTATTGTTTAATTTAATACCACCACCATTTGCGGATGTATAGGAAGCAGAACCTTGGAGTGTCGCATCTCGGCCATTGCCTGAAGAATCTGTCCATGTAGTACCACTAGATGGTGCAACATCTAGGTTGAACTGTAAACCTGAGGTTACAATTGGGCTGACAGCGCCTGTAAAATTGATACCTGAACCAATTGTAATGCCGGATTCGATAATCATTTTTGTCTTAATACTTCTGCAACTCTAGGGTCAATTGGAATATCCGAAGATATAATATCTTGTCCTTTAATACCACGAATTCTATCAGGCATAATACTCAAAAACAACAAATAAGTCTTCAAAGCAGGATAATCGTCTTTTGACATTTTAAAGAATAACATCCTCGAAGTTACCTCTGGTCCAAAAACATTATAGAGAACAACTAGATGGTTTAAGACCAATTGCTCTCTAAGTTCATCAACCTTACGGTACCTACGAAACAACCTTTTTAGGTAGTTGAATCGTTTCATATCATCTTTAAACTCACTCATAATGCAATCAGGCTTATCATAAGCTTTCATTGCATACATCATTATATTATCAGTATTCAAATCATCAAAGGACATTTATTATTCTTCTTCTGTGCCCTCGTCCGATAAAAGTTCTTGCATACGACTTTCATTGCCTACTTCAGCATAAAATTCATAACGATTATCATCGGTGAGAGTATATAAAATGTATACGCCTACATTATCATCCAAATCGATAACTATCTCCTCACCCTCTGGATCGGCATCGTAGAGTGCTGCTAAGTCATACCCATACAGGTGCAACACTCTACGAATCCTTTGTATACCAGATTCAGGAGACATAAATTTCTCATCAGTATCATAATCTAAACGTGTGTTAAGACTATCTAAATTAGTATCCATGAGAGAAGGTGTGGCCATCGGTGTTGCCACCGCACCAACACCCATCTCACGGATATATTCAGAGAATCGCATTAGACGCCTGGGTAAGTTGTATTCGCAGCTGCGTGGTCACCAGTCATGGAACCCATAGCAACCAAAGTTTCCGTCTGAATACGACCAGCACGGCCGCCAGTGCCTTCTTTACGCATTACCCAACCAGCATGTGCGCTAGCTGTATTAGCTTTTCCAGCGCCTGTATTGGATGCTTCTAAAGCACTAAGTCCAAAAACACCAATCGCTTGACCTGCTCTACCTAATGAAGAACTTGTTGTAGCAAAAGTTGTGTTTGAAAATAATTGTTGTGTGTTAGCTGTCAAGCCAATACCACCAGTTCCTGCGAACTTTGGTGCATTGTTAGCAGCATCTAAATTTCCCCATAAAGACATATATTTCTCCTAGTTATCTGGTTTAATTGTTTATTTATGCCTGTCAACCACTTAATAATTTTTAGTGATAGTAGATGACAACTCAGGTTCTGCCTGGAATGTATCTTCTTTACTATCAGGTTTTTTCTTCTTGGCAGCAGTTTTGACAATCTCTGCCTTGCGAGAAGCTTCTTCACCTAGTTTCTTAGGTGCTTTGTAAGAACTGGCTTGTTTCTTCATTGCTGTACGAGCCAAGTCTCTAACTCTGGACATATCTGTGTGTTTAGCACCAGATTTGTCTGTTACTGTACCTGTGCGCTTAATGTATGGACCATCAAAAGGTGGTGAGTCATCTTTAGATTCTTGCATCTTCTTAGCCGGTTCTTTGTAAGGTTTAGTGACTAATGTTTCAGAGGCTGCAGAACCATACTTGTCATCAGCAATGCCTTCACCAAGATACTTGTGGTCATGTACTGTATAACCTTTATCTTTGTAGTGTTTCAAAGCTTTGTCAACCGCATGTTGTGGTTCTTTTGCTCTAATGGTTGCCTTCATACGTTCTTTTGGGCCATTGTCTTTACTGATAACAACACCAACTTTATGTTCTCTTGTAGAATGGTATTCATCATCTTCACGTTCATCAATCTGCTCAATAGATTCATCAATCTCACTCATCATATAGTTGGCAACTGTTGAGATATAATCTTCTGCAAGGGTAATCTTTGATTGTACCCACTCAGGAAGATTATCATTATCTTCTAACATGTCATGTACTCTTTGAGCATTATTGATTACACTTTGTAATTGACCACGGGCCATGTCACCTTCGTAATCATACTCAGTTTTCTCTTTTGCTTCTCTAACAGCTTTGTAACCTGCATCTCTATAGTGACCAAGATTACTTGCTAACACACGGAGGCTACTGCCTTTTTTGTCATGTACAGATACAATCTTATCTTTATCTGTAACAACTGCAGCTTCTGCAACAGCAGATGCTCGTGTAACAATATCATTGGCCATTTGTTTCTTAGTTGCTCTCATAATACCACTAAATCGTTTGTTGCCTTTGTTATAGTCACCAGCTTTGTCAGCCTTAGACGCATCAGCACCAGCAGCAGTCTTGTAACGACCCAACATATCATTGGACAATTCATCAATCTGCTCAACTTCTTCTTTAGCCATTTTCTTTCTTGCCATTACTGCGGCAATCTTAGCACGCTTTGCAGCGGCCTCTTTATCATGTGGTTTGTCAGAAGGTTTAGCATCTTTATCGTATGCATCTTCTTCTTTAAGGCGTTTAGCTGCATTTACTTTGCTTGTCATTTTATCAATAAACGCTTGCGACTTATTTTTGCCTTCGGCTTGTTTCAAATTCTTTTTAGCAACAAGTCCACTTAAAGCAGTTGAAGACTTATCATCTTGTTTAGCATCTTCTTTCATATGACCATACTTCTTTTTGTACCAGTCAGGCATTCCACTTGTTTTACGGAAATGTCGTACTGTTGCAGAGTCATTGGCCTGGTCACGATACTTATTCTCAGCAGTAGTATTGTGTGACTTCATTGCTTCAGCGGCTGCATGAGCATCTTTAGCAATGTGGATTAAAGCCTCATCAGACTTTTTGTGATACTCATGGCCTTCCAATGGATGGCGTTGTGATGGGCGACCTTCTTCAAGGTTCTCAGATTCTTCTGCAACAGATTTCCATCCGCCGCCCATTTCTTTGTATTTTTTAGATGCCCAACCATTGGCGTATGCTGAAGGGTACACATCAAATTTAGATTTTGCTTGTGCTTTGGCCTGTGCCCATTTTTCAGGACTAGTTGGTACATTTTTTTCTTCTAAGTTTTCCATATCTTCGCTTATCTTTCCTTTTCCAAAGTTAGACACATTTATTGGTGCACCCTTTCTCTCAGGATTAGGGTCATGTTTTCTTTTAGCTGCAACAGCAGATGCTCTTTCTTTCTTACTTAGAGCAGCTCTCTTTTCATTAGACATACATTTAGGTTTAGGTTCACCAGGTTCTCTTGCACAAGGACCAATGGCCTCACCCTTACTATTGATTCTTTTCCAACCACCTTTTGGATCAGTTTTACTAAACCATTTACGCAAATCTTCTTTGAGTTCTGCATCAGGAGATTCTTTCACACAAGAACCAGGTGAGTAAGGTGTCTTACCTGGTTTTGGTTTATAACCAGGCCAACATCTACCCTCTAAGAAATCAGAAAAACTTTGCACATCAACCTTTGTGTCTTCACTAGTCACGAATGGTGCAGGTTTTGTTGGTTTCTTTGGTGCTGCAGATTTAAATCTACCACCAACAGCTTCACGACCTGGTTCAGGAACAGAACCAGGTTGTATTGCTTCAGAAAAACTTTTGAAGTTTTCCATTTTAGTCTTTTTTGGCCTGCTTTGTGGCAGTTGCATAAATTACAGACTTAGCATCTTTACCATAACGCTCTTTAAAACCTGCTAAACCTTTTTTCATAGATTTAACAATTTCTTCTTTCTTGTCTGTCTCAGCAGCAGTCAATGTGCGTTCTTCAATGTTAACTTGGTCAACACCATTGGCTGCATCTGCATTGATAACTTGAATGTCTTGTTCAGTTGCTTCTTGCTTAACTGATAAAACAGCAGCCTTTGCAACATCAGCTTGTGGTTTAGTACCAGCGGCACGTTTCTTTTGGTCTTCCAATTCTTTTGCGAATTGTTCTGAATCAGGTTCTTCTGAAATCAAATCTTCTTTCTTAATAGATTCAAAGAATGCCTTCATGCCACCATCTTTATAGAGGGCAACCATTTCAGACATTTTCTTTTTCTTCTTCTCAGATTCAATAGACTTCAATTCTTTTTCTTTTGGTCCTTTTAGTACATCAAAGGCACTTGGTTGTGGCTTAGATGAACCATATGAACGACCTTGAACTTTAGTTGATGGCAAATCAGCCATCTTAACTTCATCCATCTGTTCAACTTGCTCTTTCTTCATGGACTTCAAATGGTCGGCATGAGCAAATCTTATATCAGCAATAGATTCTTCCGCATCTCTGTTGCCAGCTGTTGAGTCACCAGAAGCATCATGGTGTGAACCATATCTCATCCCAGTGCGGTGTTTATATGCTTCAATGTGACCAATCTTTTTACCTTTATGGTGTACATCTTGATTATAACCACCTTCTTTATCTTTAACTTTCGCACCAAGAGTGATGTGTGTCATCGTAGCTTCATCAATTTCTTCAACTTCTTCTTTAACACCAGCCATAACACCTTTAACAAAATCTTTGCGTTTGTTATGAACTGGATCATTAAGACCATATTCTTTGTCCGCAGCTTTAGCAGCTCTAGCAACACCAACTACTCCATGTTTTTTTGCTATGTGATCCATAGTTTTAACTGCTTTAACTGGTGATTTATCATCATCTTTACCCATTCTTTTTACATAGGCAGAAGTGGCAGTTTTCAATGATACTTCATCCAATTCTTCAACTTCTTCTTTAACACCGGCACTTTTAAGCATATCAATACGGTCACGATAACCGCCAACGCCAGGTTTAATATCTTTAGCTGCTTGTTTTTGTGCAGGTGTTGGATTTGGAATATGCTTCATTGTTGTTTTTGACTGATGACTTGCTTCTTCAATCCCAACTTCTTCTTTTTTTACATCAGGTTTTTTACCTGCACGAAGCTTCTTGAAGTCATCAGCCGTCAATTCGTCTTTCTCTGGCTCATGTACATCCAACTTCTGTTGGTTTGGATGAAGTTTCTCACCCATCATAATTTTTCTAGCTACTTCAGCTACATCTCTAATTTGTTTGTTATCTCCGAACATGGTGTTCTCCTTTTAGTTATTTGTTATGGTGCAGAATTGGGAATTAATATACCTTCAAGTTGTACCGAACCTGGTGCAGGTGATGTTTGATACAACTGCCATTTAATGTCTGTGTTAGCAGAATAAGCTCTTGGTACAACTCTTAATGTTGAATATACTTGTTGAAACGGTGCCGTTAAAACAATTTGTGGTGTTGTTATACCGCCAGAAATTGTTTGCGTAGAAATTCTGTATGTGCAATATTGATTACCATTATTTGTGGTATATGCAACTACACGGAGTAAATAAAATGTGTAACCAGCTGGAACTGTGTATATACTAGCTAAACTTTGACCTGTTCCAGCCGCTATATATGAATATGTTGTTCCATTATTTGTTGCAGATATAGCACCAACAGAATTGTTTGATGTTATCTGCATTTTATTAATGCGATAGAACGAATTCGTTCCACTCGTTACAGTTCCTGTGGTGCTGTTTGTAAATGTTACAGTAGCAGTTTTTGGTGTGTAAGAAGAATCTAAACCTGAAACTGTCATAGTCAGATTTTCATTTGATCCACTTGTAAATGTCATTGCAACTGACGAAGGTGGATACACATAATCCCCAGCACTATTAGCAAGTTCCCATGCGGTACACCAACTTGATGGCATAGCAGCATTGTAACCTTGAATGTTAATTGAAGTTACAGTATCAACTTTTCCTCGGCCAACTTGAAGTTCCCAAGGTGCATTCAGAGTAGTATTGGTGTTAATCAATGAAACTGGTAATGGATTACTTTGTGTAACGATATCTCCGGCCGCATTATTAGCCAACATCATTACTTCAAAATGATTGGATATTTTTGGGTCGTAAGAACCAGTTTCTACTCTATACTGTGCCATTTAACAGTTCCACTTCCTCAACGCTAGTGCTTTGCGTGTTGGTTCACCATTGGGTTTCTTCATTGGACCTTCCATGCCACCCATACGAGCACAGAATGATTTTCTACGATTAGCCGCTTTAGAACCAGGCTTTAACTTTGATGGTGGAGTTGTAACCGCCATCGATAGTTTAGAACCTGGATTTGCAGCACGATAAGAAGCAATACCCTTGCGGTTTAAACCACCCTCAGGGTTCTTGCCTTCTTTGCGTGTCCAAGCAGGCGTTTCTGTTATGAATGCTTTAAATGATTTCATCCTACAAACTTCTTTGATTTAAATGTGTTAAGATTAATACCAACTCTTTTCAGTTCACCTTCTTTTTGGTCACCAATTGATGCACCAGTTTCATCACCAGTTAATTCTTCTAGTGGTTTCTTTAGTGTTTTGGTTCTTGTCAAACCATCACGACCAAGGTTTTCACCAGATGCAGCCATTGATAGACCAGATTCGCCATTATTAATAGACTCTATTACTTTTTCTTTTTGGCGGGTACGGATTTCTGAGAGCGTGATTTTGCTACGGGTTGTTTCTTCGGTGCAGGTTTCTGTTCCTGTACCGGTGCTGTCTGTTGCACTGGCGCTGGTTCTGGTGTAGTTACCACTGGCTCTGTGCTCTGCAATGGTTCTTGCGGTGCCACTTGTTCCAACTGAACCAATGGTGCTTCCTCTACTTTCGGTAAGGAGGCTTCCACTGGTGCCGGTTGTTTTGGTGTGAATAGTTTTTTCAGATAATCTAGCATTTTTATTTTCTCCATTAAGTTTAACAATATAACCATTATTGTATTTTACAATAGTTCCATTTTTAGTGTGTGCTTCTTTTGCTGCTGAATTTCTAAGCATAAAGACACGCACTTTACCATTTTTGTCTTTCAACACTTCATTTTTTTCTATAAGAACATCATCATTGGTGAACGTCATACTATCTGGTCTATCACCAATGGATTCATATCTTGTACCAAGAGTCAATACTTCCGTATTGTCTGTGAATTGGTATTGTTCTGTTTGTTTATTTTCTGATGTTGTTCCGCCATGCATCATAGCAAACATCTGATTAACTTCTTCTGCTGTGTCACCTGTAATGGAAACTGTAACAGATTCATTAACAACCTTCTTAACAGGTTTCTGTGATGAACTATTAACTGGAATCTTTGGTTGTTTTGGTTCTTCTTTATTAACCATTACCAACTGGCCGTGTACAGAACGATGTGTTACTTTACCATTTTTACCATAACGGCCAAAACCATAGTATTGTAAACCTAGTTTACTTGCTTCACTAGCAGTTTCATCATTAGATGGAGGTAATTGTTCTGCACCATCTTTAGGAACTGGTAGAGAATCTTTCTTGTCCAATTCATTGGCAGTCCAGAATTGTGCCTCTTGTGACTTTGGTGGTGCCGCAACAAACTCTTTGAACTTGTTAAACAAACTTAACAACTCAGACTTCTTAGCCTTAACTGTTTCTGGATCGGCTTCACGCAAATCTTCAGAGTTATCAAATTCGGAATAGTTTGCACCAAACATTTGTGCATACTCAGTACGAGCTAATTGTACATTATCCCATTTCTCTTTACGAATTGGTTCTGGTACTGCACGACCACCACGTTGACCACGTTCTATGTTGCGTTGTGCTGAAATATCATCTCTTGTGTTAACCAGTAACATAGATGTTTCATAACCCAACTTTTCCAATTGGTCTTTGATGTTTTTAGTTTTAACTACATCATCACCTGTGCCATTGATAATCAGGCCATTGCGACCTAACAATGCAAGTTGTTGACGTAATTCTGTAATGTTCTTTGCACGACCACGAACAAGATTTCGTTTCTCTGTCTCACCAACAGGCATCATCTTGTCAAGGCCTTCTTTGTCCATTAAGAACTCAAGTGCCTTATCAGAATTGATTTCAGTTAGACCTTGACCATCCAATGTATTATTCATCACATAGTCTTTGCCAGAACCTGGACCGCCTGCTAAGAACACAGCCTTGAAGATGCCTTGGTCGTGTACACCTTCAGAAAGCATTTCAAATTCTTCGTTGAGGTCTACAGATTCTTTAATGTTCATACCTTTACGAACATCACGGAACAATTCTTTGGCGTGGTGTTCAGGTACATGTTTTGGAATGCCTTGTCTAAAGTCATCAAAACTGTTTGTGTTAGCATGTGACCTCATCTTTGAAGCGGACATACCAGATGTACCTTCAGCATCAGGGTCACGAGCACCTGCATTGTGAAGTGTAATCTTTTTGAAATTGAATAGTGCGCCTTCGTGTGTACCATTGTATTTGTGTAACAATTTATGGTATTCAGCAACACGGTCAGAACCAGCAACCATGTGAAGGTGTGTAACACCTTGTTTGTGTAGTTTGGCTGCTTGTGTTAAGAAGTTTGGTTCTTCTTTGGTTGCTACAGAGATGTTCGTATCTGGAAAGAATCTCTTAGCATGCTTGACTTTTTGTGCCGATGTAAGAGGGTTCTTAGCGGCATCTTGTGAGTGGGACAGGACAATGTGATGAGAACCGCCAACTTGATTGGCCACCGATTTAACCTTATGAACCAAAACTTCATGTCCGGTTGTAGGTGGGTTCATACGGCCAAACGCCATGACCGCATGTTTTTCTTTATTCTCAGTAATAAATTCTCTAAATTTCATGTCCCGCCTCTGCAGCAGTTGTTAATGTCTTATTTAGTATTTAGTGAGTCTTGATGACGAAAACCTCATCAGATTTTGGTCCGCCATACTCCTCTGGTCGTTTGGCGCCTACATTTCCTCGCTCAAATACAACCATACTATCATACACCGACATGCATTTGGTTTCGTATGTGAAGAAATCTGGTTCCATCTGACCACGGGTGTGTTCAGCATTAATCTTATCGACCATCTTCTTAGCCACATTATTGATAGAATCAGGATGGTCAATAGAACCACCATGTGATGACCAATAGGCCGCATGTGTGTCTTCAATGAAGTAAGTGCCATTCTTTGCAATCTTTGGATACAAAAACTGGAATGTTTTGTTTACATGTGCAACATGGTGACTGCCATCATCCAACACCAAATCAAACTCACCAAATTCATCTACAAGGCTTTGCAGAAACTCAGGGTCAGATTGGTCACCAATGCGTACATGTACATTGTTTTCTGTATCTTCAAAGTCTTTGCAACTTGGTGTGATATCAATGCCAACGATTGTACTATCAGGATGGAAGTATTTCTTCCACATCTCTAATGAACCACCATTCAATACACCAATCTCCAACATCTTAATTGGTTTATCTCTTAGTGCCGCAAAGTGGCGGTCATATACCCAAAAGTAATGTGTCCATTTTGTAATCTTTTTGCCGGTGTTGTTCAGCCAATATTCTTTTAAGTTCATTTAATATACCTCAGTAGCGCCTGTTCCGGCCATAATGCCTTCACAATGCAGTTTGTCAAATTCAATCAGATACTTCTTATCTATGTGTTGATAATGGGCGTGTTCTGTATCAATCCCATGTTCGTTTACAGTATTATAGCACTTAACTAATGTTTGTAAATAATCATCTATAAGTGATGGGCACATAGAATACATACGTGTGATAAACAGATTGTCAGTTGTTTGTGCCTGTTTATCTTGTGACAACCAAGATGGTATTCGTGTCTTAAACACATACTTACCAAATAGGTTATCATATTCTTTAATATCAAAGCTATCATGCAATATACTTCGTGCTGAAAACTTAAAGATTCGTTTTGTGTCCTGCATGATTGGATGTAATTGCGGGTTACCTTTCAAGGCCTGTAATGTTTTAAACAATAACACAATCTCAGCCTGACTCTTTTGACCTGCACCGGCTAATTGTTTAATCTCAGGGTCTTGAGCCCAAAACGCCATTGCATTAGCATACTTTGAAATCTCATCTTCCCATTCTTTAGGTACAGCATTAGGTGAACCATCAGAGAAGAAGATGTAATCATTTGGTAATTGTTTACGCAATGACTTCAAAGTATCAATAGTTTGATTGAACCTATCTTGTGGTTGAATCACACCAATATTTGGCACCAATGCAGAGGTAACGATGAATAAGTTTTTATCTAGTAATAAGCTCATAATTTTGTTTCATAGTTTCTGTCATCAAGTATTCAATACCTTTGTTCGGTGTCCAACCAAGTTCCCACATAGCCTTCGAACAAGAACCTAAAGAAAACTTATTGACTTCTCTTTCGACTGCCGCTTTAGATATTGATAGGTTGTAACTAGACCAATATTCTTTTGAAGGTTTGAATTCATATTTCAAATCACCAAATGCGGTCACAGCAGAACCAATAACATCCTTTACCGATGTTAATGTGCCTGTGCATACATTGTAGATTTGTCCTTTTGCCTTTGGTTTATTAATGCAAAGTTCAATCAACTTTACTACATCGTCAACATGGACATAATCCCGTTTTTGTTCACCATTTGAATAGAATGTGCATGGTTCTTGCTTAGCAACTTGTTTTACGATATAATTTAGAAGTGGTGGTGATGGACGGTGGACATCCTGCCTTGGACCAAACACATTGAAGAATCGTAGTGTCACAATGTCCATGTCATAGTTGGCAATGTATGATTGCACCACATCTTCCATTAGTTTCTTTGACAATGGATAGAACAATGATGGTTTAACTTGTATGTCTTCGGGAAATGGTGCCTCCGCTTCAGTATTACCTTCATAGATGGCTGATGTACTAGCAACAATGGTTCGTTTGACACCCGCATCTTTGGCTGCCTTGAGTACAGAGGCAGTACCTGCAACATTCACACTCAAGCACTCAGAAGGATTAGATTCACACTCAGGTAAAGATGTTAACGCTGCCAAATGCACTATAACATCAGTCTTGTTAGATAGCAAAAGCTTTGTTAGTTTCTTTGTCTTTCTGATATCAAGTGGTACTGCATCACAGACCTGCTTGCCATTATCAAATAAGTTCTCCATGTAACCATGACTGAAATCATCTAGTGCAACTACTGTATGACCGTTCTTGGCCAATTCAATGCATAGAGTTGAACCGATACCACCTGCACCACCAGTAATCAGAATGTTCATATCATATCTCCAAGATTATCACTATCACGTTTCAGATTCAACGCAACAGCAGAAGGGAATGGGTTAGAGTTGGCATAATCATTAATCAATACACGGCGTGAATGGTTTGCTTCCATCACCAACACATAGTTTACAAAACCCATCTCAGTCAGAATCTTATTGGTGTAGTCTTCGTATCTTTTCTTACGAGCAGTCACAAACACCAGTTTACAACCACGGGCTTGTTCTTTCAACAAGGCATCCACATTCTTTTGAATTGGTTCATATGGGTCATCATGGAAGTCTTTAGTCTTAATGATTGTACCATCAATGTCACAGAAGTATGTTGGCTTGTTATTGAATTTAAACCAATCATCGGCAGTACCAACATCAACAAAGTTCTCAACTTCTTTCTCATTGAATACTGCACCATTTGAAATCATATAATCAATAATGTTTGACACAAAGATTTCAGAAGTGGCATTGTCTTTCAGTTTCTCAAACGTATCAACGTACTCACCAATACTTGCAAACTGATAACCACCAACACAGAATGAATTACTCACAATCTGTTTCTCAACAACAGAGGTAATGATGCCCTGTTCATTGGTGATTGTGTAACTCTTTGCAGGTGCATTACGAATGTCTGGATTCTTTGACAACTTAGAAACATAGATGGCATTACCATCAACCAAATCTGTATCGTAGAAACCATCACAGTCTTTGATTAGCATTGGTGAGACTGATGTGAAGAAATATTCAGCCTTCATAATGGCCTGATAGACTGTATCGGCAGGACCACTTGTTGGTTCATCTAACACAACAATGTTAACTTTATCACCAAAGGCCTCACGCAATTTATTCTCTGCATTAAACATCTCATTGTGTTGTTTCAGAATAGCAATCGTGACGTTGTATTTACCAATAAAGTTCTTGGCTGCATTCTCAATCATCAACCTATTGTTATAGTCTGACAACAGGTACTTTGGTCGCATATTGGGAAAGCGAGTCGATAGACCCGCACAAGGCATAATTATTTCCATAATCTTCTCACTTCTGTCATTAAAAATTCTTTATCTTTTTCATTGTGTGTATAAGGCAACACTCTCATCAACATCAGAATCAGTAAATATTGATTCTCATTATAGACAAAACCGTTCAATTTGTCTATAATGGCATACAGTTTTGAATCCAAATACACATTGTCATTTCTGATAAACCACTTGCACACAAGGTCTTGTCTTAATTTGGCCAAGTCAAATACAAACGAATCATACTCTGTAGTCAATGGGTCAATCAATACAAACTCATCTTGGTTTGTATCATAGAGAATGTTTTCTAGTGTGAAATCACCATGATACTCTGAAGATGGAAGAACCTTTGGTAACTTATCTAGTAGTTCTTCGGATGTGAATGGCATTTCAAACTTGTTGAAGTCAAACGATGCCAGTTTCTTGCGGTAAGTTTCAGTATAATCTTTCTCAATGGTATTCTTTGATAGATTATACATGGTATTCTTAATAAAGTCAACTAGTTTATCAACTTTATTTGTAGGCAAATACTTCTTCATCTCTAAACTAGAGATATATTCCATATCATAATACATGCCTGTAATCTCATAGATTTTAGGCAGGCTCAAGTTTAACTTGGAAAGAGAATCAAATCTTTCCAAGTTTCGGTCAATGTCACCAGTTTTCCTAACAAAGACAGTATCACCATCTTGCATTAGGTAAACATGGCTGTTAGAATGACCTTTTAACTCTTTTAATACTTTACCACTTTTCAAAGTCTTCCCTCACCAATGAATGCCATGTTCCATTGTGTGGGCCGGGAGGGAAAGCATGATTCATATTGCAGTACACAAGGTTCTCACCAGTTAAACCTGTGGTCTTCCAATTCATACTCATCATATCTTCACCAATCATCGTGACACCAATATCATAGAATTCATCTATACGATTAAACACATTACAATACTTATCCATGTTGCGTGACGATGAGAAAGCAAACTGGTCATTTCCAAAATCTCTGTTTGGTGTCATTCGGCAATTTGGAATATACAACTTAGTATTATCCAATTCTGCAAATGGAATTTCAGTATTCAATGCAAAATCAAAACGAGAACGAATTACCCAATCAAAGGTCATATCAAATTCTTTTTCATGTTCTCTCTTTAAATTATTAGCCTTCATCAAAGAGTAGAACTGTGCATATGTTGATAGAGCAGGGTTCTTTACTTTCCAGTTTGGTTGTGGAGGTGGAACTCTGGTGTACTTTGACAAATCAGGGTTCATTGGTTGTTCAAGTTCAAATTTCTTTGGCTCATACATCCACAATGGTGCCAAATCTTTAGTCGAGTCTTGCCAAAGATGAGCAAATACTGTCACATCATGTTTGTCAAGCAGATTCTTTTTGACATACTGAAAGGCAGTTGCAAGGCCTCTAGGTTGGCCAGACACACATAATGCAATTTTCATATTATCTCTTAATGTAAACAGGCAAATCAATTACAAGGTATGGTGTATTAGATTCAAAATAGTTTCTCATACACAGCAGGTGAGGACAATATCTGTTCTCATCGTGTAACACAATATCTCTTTGACCAGTTGGCCAGAAAAACTTCTCAGTCAACCATTCTTTGGTCTTCTTATTGAACCTACGATTCAAAATGTCTTCTGCACGATTGTAGAAGAAATAGCCTTCTCTGTGTTGCCATGGAATAATAGCAAATATATCAGACACCATACCATATTGTTCATTTGTTGGTGTAATCACGGCATCTTTGTACTGTTCAACCAATGGTCGTACTTTGAATGTGGTCAACCTAGTATCAAAACGACTGTAAACAATATTGTCATACTCTTTCTCAATCAATTCATACGCCTTTCTACGGGCAAAGTGCATTGATAGTGTGACATGATTGCGGTCTGGTGTAATCAGTTCTTTAGGGTTCTTCTTTGAGATTCGGTCTTCAGCATCAAAGAATTCTTGTGCATACAATTCATTCTTCTCAGCTAACCATTTAACTGGTTGCAAAGTCTTTACAACATAATCAATGTCAGCTTGATTATCCTCATCCCAAATATAAAGGTAAACATCAAGTTCATTCAATGAAACAAAATGTTTAACCTCTTCAGCAATGTCTTTAAATGTCCGTAGATGACCAGACATTACTAACGCATTAGCCATACTTCACCTCAATCAATTTGCGCCATTCAGGAACTCTATCATACTGGTGTACGATATAATATGGTGTTCCCTTTGATGTAGTTACTGTATCACCATCAATAGTTGGTGATGCTTCTAACAACAATGGTTTGAATTGATGAATCTTAGATGGGTCAACTGTTGTACCCAATTGGCAAGCCCAACCATCTTCAGAGCGTTTGTACAAACTTGTTTCACGATACGGACTCATAGAGACCATGAAGTTGAACGTAGATTGGTCGCATATAGGTATCGGCCTGTTTGTTGCTGCTGTGAAGATGTTGATAGCCAAATCACGCATCGAACTACCAGTACCAGCAAGAACGCCAACATTAAATATCTCATTGTTTTTAAAATTTTCGTGTACGTATGGGCCGTAGGTTTCTAATAGATTTTGGTCACCCCATGGTTCATCTTTGTATAAAATACTTTCAGATGAGAAGACCAAATTTTCAGAGGTTAGATTTGCTTCTAACCAGTCAACAGGATTTTGTTGAAAGATTACATCTTTTACGTCTGTAGTAATGACGTAGCGATATTCGTTTTTACGGAGATATTCGTAGATGTGGCCGAATCGTTCAACGTGAATCGGCATTTGTGATTCGTATTGCAAGTTGCCTTGTTGGTCTTGGTTAAAACCAATGACCTTGAAACCTGCTTCGTTCACTTTCTTAACTGTGGCTGCATCACAGTTCATCAGAATAAGGACTTTATCGCCTTCAAACCCTGATTTGTTAATGGAATTAATCCAATATTTTAATTTGTTCCAATCGTAATTGGTACTTGCACCTATAATCAAGTCTTTCATAATATACTCCAGTTGGTTTACTTAGTTCGTTTGTAATCTTTAAATTTGGCAATGTTTTGACCTGGCGTTCCCTTTTTATAGGTGTTTGCCAATTCATCTGTTCCCCATGCACCTGCACCTGATTTAGGAAGAATATCAGGCTTTGTTTCTTCATGCACACTCTTATGTAGTTTTACGCCAGTCACATCTTGGACGACTTTCCAAGCCTGTTCGTGACGTTTGTTCTTTACATGGTCATCAAACTCTTTTTTCTGTTTGTCGTTTGCCTTCTGTTTGAACTTGATTAGTTCCATGATACCGATGTTGCCGGCATATGATGCCTCTAACAATTCTTCATACTCTTTAAATCTCATATTAACCTCTGGTCAAATTCAATAACTTTTGAATCTGTGCCTCTATTTGTGGTCCTCTATTTGGCCATTTGATGATTGGTTGGTCGGCAGTCTTTAATAGTTTAGTTAAGAATGGCAGAATAATCTTTTCAACTTCTTTCAGTCTAGTTTTGTATTCATCAACTGTTTCGTCTTTCTCAGCAATAACAGCATTATATTCTTCCTCATCTATTGCAGTAAAACCAAAATCATTATCGCCATACTCGGCCATAATCTCATTGATATTAAACTTTTGTTCAGCCATCAATTACTCCAATTTTTAGTTGCATTAAAGTTAGCGTGTGCAAATTCTAATCGGTCAATCAGTTTAACTGCATTGCCTTTTAGTCTATCAACTGCCACGAAACCTTCGGGGTTAGTAATTTTGAAACCATCGTCTGTACGTAAGAATGTACCAGTAACTTGTTTCATTTGTTGTAACTTCTTAACAATCATATTCTTAGCATTAACCAACAGGTTCATCAAGTCAAATATAGCCTTTAAATCTCTGGCTGCACTATTGAAGAAACGCATAATCTCTGTCTTCTCTTTGACACGTTTCTTTTTAGTTTCATCTTTCTTTGCATCAATGATATCTTTATTTAGCTTTGCTTCAACCCATCGTGTTAATTCAAATGTGTGGGCTCTTGTGTCTCTGATAGCCTGACCTGCACGGACTTTTGTGTTATTAAAAGTCTTAATGTAAGTCATAATAATTTCACTATTAGAAATACGATTCAAATTCAATGGGTTGATTGTTTGAAATGTTCTGCCTGCTTGTGAGAGTATACCAGTAATAGCAGCAGTTTCTTCTGCGGTAAATGTGGCAGTACCAGAAGCATCGGTGAATGATGCATCACGGAACCAAACATCTTTAGTTGAAGTCAAATGGCCAATATCAATATTGAATGAGGCCTTCATATCAGCCATCGTCTTGCCTGTGTATGATGTATGAAAGACAATACCCATTTGAGCATCAAGCATCATACGAGCCAACTTAGCATCAGAAGGAACGGCATAGACAATTGTATTTGGTTGAAAGGTGATGTATGATTGACCATCAATAACTTGTTTGTTAATATCACCTTTTGCAAACATCATGTCGCCTTGCAATATACCTTTAATGCCTAACTTAGGCAGATAACGCAATGCAACTTTAAGTTTAGAGTTTAAACCTTCTGAAGAATGATTTGCATCAATGTCTGCATCAGTATAATTCAATTTTGGATTTGCATTGAATATACCTTTAGTACCAACAAAGAATTTACCATTCTCCGGATTGATACCGCAAAATACAGCAGGTGCACCATCCCATTTTGTTGTAACATTCACCCGTGATTGTGAGTGGCCTGCCAACATATCTCGGAGAGATTGCAAGAAATTAATTGCTTCACGAGCACCAGAGACACCACGATTTAAGACTTCATCCTCAATGTGTTCTAGGTGAAGGTTCTTACCTTCTTTTGATTCGGTTAAAAATTGTGTGAATTTCATTTTAGGATATTTTTACGAAAAAAGAACTTTGGTCGGTATTTGAAGCAGCATATCTCACAAAGTCGGTAGCAATTTTATTACGTGTAGCCGTATTAGCGCTTAAGAATATATCAATAAATTTCATGTTCATATATTTAGAGAACAGGTATCCCTTTGATTCTTTTTGTTTGTTATTAGCGTTCATAACAAATTCTTCATATGGTAATATTTTACCATCAAAATGTTTTTTGTATAATGCATAAAACTCATTGAAGAAATCTTTTGTCTTAACAAATTTCAAAACTTCATCTTCACTCTTATCAAATAAACCTTTGCCAACATATTTTTTTAAATAAAAGTTGACATTACCGCCACCAATTTTACCACCGGCAGCTGTTGCACCTTTAATTTCTCCCTGCCAGCTGGCTTCACCAGATGTAGCTCGAAACTGCACTTCTCTATCACCAATAGACATGTATAAATCAATAGAATTGAAGAATGGAGGTAATGGACCACGTTCTGAAGCAGATGTTACTCTGAAACTGGCATATCGATATTCTTTTGTTTGTTTAGCTGATAATGCATTATATTCTTCAATGTGTGCTGATGCACCAACCTTTTTCAAAGACACTCCAACTAATTTTTTTGCTCGAGCTAAATCATAAATGTCTTTGTTCAATGAAGACCAAGAATCAGTACTAATTTTTGGCACCGTTTTTAGAGTTGTCATCCAAATATCTCCTGGATTCCATTTATCATCAGAAAAGGAACCTGGTGCTTGTGGTCTATCTGATTTTTTATCAGCATCAAACACAATCTTTTTTCCAGAATACACTTCATTCATAAATTTAGAACCTCGGTGAAAATAAACAGGTGTTCCAAGCATTTTATAATTTCTATACAAGATATTTGCTGACTTCACATATGACTGTACCCACT